GAAACAATTTATAATATATTTATTATAAATTCTTAGTTAAAAATTATATATTTTTCAGAAACAATTTATAATATATTTATTATAAATTCTTAGTTAAAAATTATATATTTTTCAGAAACAATTTATAATATATTTATTATAAATTCTTAGTTAAAAATTATATATTTTTCAGAAACAATTTATAATATATTTATTATAAATTCTTAGTTAAAAATTATATATTTTTCAGAAACAGTTTATAATATATTTATTATAAATTCTTAGTTAAAAATTTATTCATTATTTTATTCATTATTTTATTCATTATTTTATTCATTATTTTATTCATTATTTTATTCATTATTTTATTCATTATTTTATTCATTATTTTATTCATTATTTTATTCATTATTATATTTAGTATAAAATTCATTTCCAATATTTTCTAATTTATCTTTCATTTCTAAGTGTTCTAATAAACGCATTGAAACAGTATTAAATCCATACATTATACCAAATAAACCACCAGCAATTGCACCAACTGTGTCGCTATCACCAGAATGTAACATTGTATAATAAACTAATTTTTCCCAATTACCATCAGAATCAATTAATCCATCATATGCCATTATTAATGATGTCGGACCAGTATTACCAGCAAATGTATTATATTTTGAATTTGGATAAACAAATTCATTTAAATCTATAAATAATTTTATTCTTGCTATAAGATTCATTTTTATTTTATATGTATCATCGTTTTTATCATCAATATATAATTCAATATATTTTTTCCATACTCTTATTGTTGTTCTATAATCAAAATATTCATCATCATTATCTATATTGATATATTTTTTAACCATATCTGATTCTAATAATTTAACAAACATTTCTGCCCATTTTGTTATCTTTATTTTATTTAATGCTAATTTCACAAAATATGCACTTCCTAGTCCGCCTAGAAATCCTATTGGTGAATTATGAGTTAATTTACTTGTGGTTATTGATATTTCAACTAATTTATCTAAATCTTTATCTTTATAATATCTTAATCCAATAGGTAATGTTCTCATTGTACATCCATTACCACCAGATTTTGTTTGATATGTTGCATGTCTTTGATCTTTTTTATCAGTCCATTCAGTTATAGCATTAATTGTCATTGATCCAAATCCTCTTTCTATTTTTAATTTTTGTTGTTCATGTAACATTTTTTTAATATCTTTTTTTAATTCAATAATATTTTTTTCTTCTAATTTATCATCTATTTTTAAAATAAATTTTGCTATTTCATAATTAAATAATGTATCATCTGATACTGACCAATCTTTTAAATCTATATTTGTTATTCCTCCTAATGATATAAATTCAGATATTATTTCTAATGTTATTCGATAATCATTATTTAATTGATAATCATTATAGTTAAATTCCCATATAGAATTTTTATATCCAATAGTATCACCAAGGGCATGTAATAAAAATAATGCAATATATTTATCTTTATTATTTGGTTTCATAAATTATATATAATTTATTTATAATTTATTTATATTTAATTTATTTATAAAAAAAATTATTAGTAAAAATATTTTTTACGTTTATTTAGATTTAAAAATTTGTTTATAATAAATTATAGTAATGAATTCTAATGATTTTGACGATAATGTACTATTTAATCAAATGAAAGATAAAAAAACATCTTATGATAATGATAATAATAATAATGATAATAATAATAATAATAATAATAATAATAATAATAATAAACAGAATAAAAAAACAAATGATAATAAAAAAGTAGAAAAATATGGATTTGATTATTATAAAATATTAGGTGTTGATAAAGATACATCTATTAATGATATACAAAAGAAATATCGTAAATTACTTGCAAAATATCATCCTGATAAATATAAAGATTTACCAGAAAAAGACCGTAAACATAAAGAAATGCAATTTCAATTAGTTCAAACAGCTGGTAAAGTATTGACAAATGAAGATGCTAAAAAATTATATGATTTAGAACAAAAAACAATTAAAAGTAAAGATTTTCAATCACAAAAAAATTCATTTGAAGATTTTATTAAAATGCAAGAAGCAAATATAAATGATGAAACTAAAAATAAAGCTAGACTTGATTTTGAATCAGAAAATAATAAAATAAATAAATTACGTGGGTTTGATCCAGAAAAAATTAAGGAAAAATTAGATAAAAGAGATTTAGATAAAGAAATTGATGGTTTACGAGTTCGTCGTGATATGGATTTTATTGAATTATCACAAAAAAATATATTCGAAGGAAGACAATTTAATCCATCTGAATTTAATAAAATATTTGAAAAAGATAAGAAAAAACATGAAAAGAAATTAAAGAAAAAACAAGAAAAAGGAGAAATTGTAAAAGTTGGTGAGGAATTTACGGCATTTAATGATAATGGATTAGATAATTTTGTATCTGTTGATGCAGATTATGGAGAATTATTTGGGACAGATAATTTTAGAGAAAATACATTATATGGTAAATTAAATGATAATAATAATTTATCAACTTCAGATATTTCATCAGATGATGAAACATATAATGATGAATATAAGAAACATAATTATGATCGTGATACAAAATCAACCGATGATAGATTGTCTCAACTTATGAGAGAACGTGAATTATTTAGTACTAATCTTAAAGATACTAAAACAGCCGGATATAAAGATGTTATGGAAGATCAATTTGGTATTTCACGACAATTTGGAAAAATGATTGGACAAGATTTTGCACAAAAATCAAGAACACAAAAAATAGATTCTGATATGGTTAAAATATATAATAAAATGGTTGGATATGAATCAGAAACAAGTGATGACGAATAGAATTACTTAAAATTTACTTAAAAATTACTTAAAAATTACTTAGAATTACTTAGAATTATGTAGAATTATGTATAAAAGTTTATATATTATTTATATATGAATATTGGATATTTTCATGTGAGAGAAGTTGATGCATTCAGACATAAAATTTACAGAAATAATAATATTGATTATGTAGATTATAAAAATCATTGTTATAAAATAAATTTACCACAAAAATTTAAGAACTTAAATGATATCAATATTGTATTATCAAAAGCACATTATTATGATGATTATGAAAAAGAAAAACAAAATAATTTATAATATATATATATAAATGATGAAAAAATTAAAAATGATAATATTATAAAAATAATAATATTATAAAGAAAATTAACTTTTTATAAAATTTTTTTTCATAAAATTATAACCTTTATAAAATAAATCTTTTTTTATTTCTTTTGTTAAATTAAAATTAAATGGATTAATTATTTCTATGTCAATGGTATAAATTATATTTTTATATTTTTCTGTATCATATTTTGGTAATAATTTAATAGATATAATTTGTAATATTGTAATAAAATAATTGATAATATTATTTATTTCTATTTTTTTATAATAATCCGTTTTTAAATCAATACCAATTATATTTTCTATTTTAGAATCCTCAATAATAGATATTGGAAAATTATCAATTAATCCTCCATCAACATATAATTTATTATTATATTCAACCGGTGGTAATAATAATGGAATTGCAGATGTCATTTTATATAATAATTTTAATGGTAAATCTGGATAATTTTCATAACTTATATATTCTACTTTTTTTGTTGTTAAACAAACAGTTGTACATATAATTTTCTTTTTTGTTTTCTTATAAAATTCCATTAATGTTATATTAGGATCTATATTTTTTGATATTAATAATTTATCATATATTAAATTAAGAATATTATCATTATTTATTGAAAATTTTGTAAATATACTGTTAATATCAATATCCATAATATTATTCATATCAAATATTTCACTAAATTTATATATATCTGATGATTTATAACCAATTATTAACAAAATACTTATAATTCCACCAATTGATGATCCAATAAATGTATCTATATTTTCAATTATATTAATATCTTCTAAATGTTTTATAGCTCCTAATATTGTAATACCTTTTATACCACCACCTGATAATACTAATATATTTTTTTTTACTTTATTTTTACATATATTTGATATTTCATTTTCAATTTCTTCATTTATTTTATTATTTATTTTATTATTTATTTTATTATTTATTTTATTATTTATTTTCATATTTTAAAATTATATATAATAACTTTTGATTATTTATTAAGTATTTTTTCACAAAATATTATATATATGAATAATAGTCAAAATATGAATAAACCATTCCTTAATATGAATATAGAAAATCTTATGCCATCAAATAATCATAATTATAATAAAACAAAAAAATTAGATGTTTTTACAATATCATCAGATAAACAAATAAATGTTGATCCAACTCGTAATTTTGATTCTAATGATTTGTTAAATACTATTTATGAAAGAAGAAAAAAATTAAGAAATTGGCTTGTAGATATGTATAATTTATGTTGTAATAAAATAAAAGATGCTGATTCATTTGGTTTAACTGATGTTGTTTTTGAATTACCTCCTATTATATTAGAAAATTCATCATATAAACATAGAGATTGTATTAATTATATATCTAAAAATTTACGTGAACAAAATATAGATACTCTTATTCTTGATGATAATAAATTATTTATAACATGGAAATATATTGAATTAAATAAAGAAAAATTAAACTAAATTATAAAATGTTAATATTTCATTAGATCCATTATTATTATTATAAATACACCAAGTAATATTATTATTATTATTTCTTTTATATTATTATTATTATTATTATTATTATTTTTATTATTTTTATTATTTATATTATTTTTATTATTTTTATCAATAATTTTATTTATATTATAATTATTTTTATTATCATATATATCATTATTTAAAAATCTTAATAATTTATTTTTGCAATTATTACATTTTTTAACATGATCATAAATATTATCATCATTTTTTGAACATATATCATAATCTAAATTTTTTATTATACTACTTAATTTATTAGTATTATTATTTTTCTTTTTATTTATATCATCTATATATGAATCTAATGAAATAGTATCTATATATGATGAACTTATTGAATTGTCTCTATTATTAAAAAAAGAATTGACAAAACTACTATCATCATTATTATCTTTATTATTTCTAGATTTATTTATTTTTTTTTTATTATTATATAATTCAGTTGATGTAAATATAGAATCATTATTTAAAAAATCTGATGAATTTTCAGAATTTAATGAATATTCAGAATTTTCAGAATTTTCAGAATTTTCAGAATTTTCAAAATTTTCAGAATTTATATTATATATTTTATTTGTTTTATTTGATTTTGAGTTTATTGAATTATCATAATTATCATAATTATCATAATTATTATTATCTTGATTATTATATATATTAAATGGTTGAAAATCATAATTAGATAACATCATATTTCCTTTATTTTGTTCAATTAGTTGGTTTAATCCTTTTTTCCATTCTTTCTGATCATTTTTAAAATCTTCTGTAACATTTCTAATTATATTATGTTGATTATATTTATTATTTTTATTATTTTTATTATTTTTATCATTAATTTCTCTTGCTAACTTATCTAATTTATCAATTTCATCATTATTATTAAAATCACTATAATTAAAATATCCATTCATAAAATAGTTATAATATATATCTAATATTTTTATTTAACATTATATGCGTATATAAAAATATATAACTTTCTTTTAAAATTATATAATGACAGATTTTAATAATGGTATGACTGAAAGAACTGAAAAAACTGATATGATGGTAAATTATCTTGCAAATTCAGAAAAAATGATAGCAGCTAATGAACGTTGGCATCCAAACAAAAATAATAATGATGATGATATTGATGAAAAATTTGATACGTATGTAACTCATAATGACAATACTTATAATGGTAATAATGATATAAATAACAATCATGAAAATTTTAATAATAATGATAATAATGATAATGTTAATAATGATAATAATCATAATATATATGACCATCAAACTGGTAATAATTCTGATAATCCACAAAATACAGAAAAAAATTATAAATCAGAAACCAATAAATTTATTGATGAAGAATATGAAAAACTATCTGCCCTTGAGAAAAGACTTCGTAGATTAGATATTATGCGTGCACTTGGTGAATTACGTGATTTAGGATGTAAAGTAACTAATTATAACATCGATGATGATTATTATATGATGAAATATGAATTAGATTTACATCGTAGTATTAGATCAAAAAGAAATTGGTTAGGATTATATTCACATATGTTTGTAGGGGTTGTAAAAGGTGTTGAATTAATTAATAATAATTATAATCCATTTGATTTTTCTCTAAAAGGTTTAAGTGATGAAGTTAAAGCCGATAAAAATACATATTATGAAATTTTAGGAGAAATTTATGAATATCATAATGTTCCTGGAAAAAAAATGAATCCATGGTTTAGATTATTTATAACACTTATTGGTGTTGTTGTTACTGTTGGTGGTAAAAATAATGCTCATAAATTTATACCTAATAGAGCTCAAGATGTTGAAGATGATGAAGATTATATTGAAAAATTAAGAGCTAAAGCTGCAAAAGATTCACAATCACAAATGTCAAAACAAAAACAACAAAATAATATGCAAAATAATATGCAAAATAATATGCAAAATAATATGCAACATAATATGCAAAATAATATGAATCAACCACAACAGAATAATCTGGATGAATACATGAACAAACATCATGAAAGTGCTATGCAACGAACAAGAGATTTAGAAGAATTAAAACGCCAAGAACTACAATATAAACAATTTAATCAAATGATAACCGAAGAAAAAGATAAATTTAATAAAATTAAAAAAAGTCTTGAATTAACAGCCACTGCCAGTCCACATACTCCACATACTCCACGTAGTCAACATACTCCACGTAGTCAACATACTCCACATAGTCCACAAAGTCAAAGAAGTGCAACTTCTAGATCATCTATAAAAAATAATTTACCTAAACAAAATATTAAAAAAATGAAAGAAGATAAAGATACTATGTCGGAAATGTCAACAACTTCTAAAAATACACAAGCTTCTAATAAGAGTAGTATGTCACAAATATCAATAAATAATACTCTTGCTAAAAAATTAAGTAAAATTAATAATAATAAAAAACAAACAGATATTAAAATAGATCAAATCTCTTTTGGTTCTAATAAGAAAAAATAAAAATTGATTTTTATATAAATAATAGTACAATGTTTTAAAGATGTAATATATTATTTATTATATGGCTACTATATTTAATAAAAATAAAAGACGTCCAGGACGTCCACCAAAAAACCTTGTATTATCAACAAAACCACAAGTTAAAGAACAAGTTGAAAAAAAACCAACAGAAGAACAATTAATATTATATCTACCAAATTTTGATGATGAACCTATTACTAATACTGAAAAAAATGATTTTGATTCTATATCAGAATCTCAAACGGAAATAAATAATAAAAATAATTATAATGAAACCGATACAGTAGAATCTAATGAATCAGAAAATTTAAATAAAAATAAAAATAAAAATAAAAATGAAAATATTAATAGTTTAAAAGATTCAACTATTGAAAAATTAATTGATGAGCTACACAAAAAAGATGCTATTATTTTAAATCTTAAATCTAAACTAAAAGATAAAACACTTTATAATGAAAATATTATCGCTATTACTAAAGAAAATAAAAAAAAACTAGTAAATATTGGTTTAATTTCTATTAATAATAATAAATTACAAATTTGTGAAAAAACAGATGTTGCATGTTGGTGGTGTACTTATAATTTTGATACTGCTCCTGTATTTTTACCAGATCATTATAAGAATAATACATATTTTGTTTTTGGTAATTTTTGTGGATTTTCATGTATGTTGGCATATAATGAAAATTTAGATGATTATCGTAAATCTGTTAGATCTGTTTTAATTAAACAAATGTACAAAGATGTTTTTCAAAATGAAAATATGTTAATAAAACCTGCTGGACCACGTGAATTACTTAGAAAATTTGGTGGTCCTCTTGATATTTCTCAATATAGAGATCCAAATAATATTTGTATTAAAACCTTTAAAATGACATTACCACCGATGATTCCTTTAATTTCTGAAATGGAAGAAGTTAACATTGATAAATAATTGTATGTGTATAATTATTTATTATAAATATTTTTTTATATAAATATTTTTTTATTATACTAATTTATATGACACATTTTATTTATAAATATAAACATCTTAAAAAACGTATATCATATGAAGATGGTAAGAAATATTTTGAACAAAATAAACAATTAAATTTTCATCTTGGACAATTAAAATTATTTATGGCTGAAATATTTTTTTTAGCTCGTTACATAAATTTAGATAATGTCATTTTATTATATGTGGGTGCTGCAAATGGATATCATACACATTTATTGGCAAAATTATTTCCCCAATTTATGTTTCATCTTTATGATAAAGCTCAATTTCATGATATATATACAAATGAACCTTTGTCAAATGTAAAATTATTTCATAAATATTTTACTCATAAAGATTCTTATACATATAAAAAAAAAAATATGAATTTATTATTTATGTGTGATATGAGAGATCTTGATATTAAAATTGCAATAAATAATATTGCTGATAATAATTCTGAGATAGATAAAATAGTTGCAAAAGATATGGAAGATCAATTAGAATGGGCTGAAATTATGCAACCATATGCATCTTATTTAAAATTTAGATTACCATATTATAGTAAAAAATATAAATATTATAGAGGTACTATTTATATTCAACCATATGCATCTCGAAGTACTGAATTGAGATTATTTATAACAAATCATGATTTAAATAATAAAAAATATTATAATTGTAATAAATTTGATGAGCGAATGGCTTATTTTAATTTTTTTACAAGAAATGAAAAACAAAATACTAAATGGAATAATATATTAGAAAAATATAAAATACGTAATATATGGGATAATTGTTATGCAATGTATATTTGTGAATTTTTTTTGAAAAATAATAATAAGCCACATTCTGATGAAGATGTCGTTAAATTTTTTATATCAGTAATTGATTTCCATAAAATAGAAAATAAAAAGAAATATTCAATTATTTATGAATCTTAACTTGCATCAGTGTTAAAACACCTGAAAAAAAATAATATTTTTTTTTAAATATTAATATTTAGAGATTGGATTATCAAAGATAGCTCGCAACCGTTAAAATAATCATAACAAATCATCATATTTTCTATAAAAAATGTGATTATTATTTGATACCGATAAGCTGTTAAGGATTAATTAATTTTTCTTTTTTCTTGCTTTTAATTTTTTTAATTTCTAATTGATTTTCTGGGATATTTTGTATTTTCTCTTGATAATATTGTGGTATTTCTCCATCAAATATATGATGAAATCCTTGTAAATAAGAATCGCAAATGTCATCACCTTTATTATCATTTTGTTCGATTGCTTTTGTTAATAATTCTTTTTCATTATCTTCTAATAATGATTTAACATAAATTATTGATAATCCTTTTTCAATTGAATAATATTCTCGTGCACTCTTTGCTTTCTCTAATGCAGTTTCTGTTGTTTTTTTTGCAACTTTTAATTTATTTAATGGTGATGCAAATTTTACAAATTCTATTTTATTATTTTGTTTATCTATAATTCCTCTAATTACAAAATATGCATATAATGCTGATGCAATAGTTTTTATAGATGGATTTATAAGTGATGGTTGATTTTCGATCCATACACCTGTTACATCAATAAAATCTTTATTTTCATCCAGTTTTCTTGCTAATTCTGATATTAATTCCTGAATTGGTTGTTGTGAACAATTTTGTCCTGTTATTTTTTTTGGTTTAAATTGTGTCATTACTTTCTTTGATAAATTCTCATGTTTTTCACACCATGACCATTCTTCTTTACCACATATATTAATATATGATTTTTCTCCACATTTTACACATTTATATATATCTAATTTAACTGGTTCTACTTTTATTTTAGTACAGTGTACTTTACATACACATAATTCTGTTAAATTATCTGTTAATATTTTTTGTCTTGCAATTTTACCACAACATTTTTTTGTTCTCAATTCAAATTGACATACATCACGTTTATCAACAAGATTTAATATACCACATCTTAATAATTTACATCTATTATCTTCTGTTTTCTCTAATAAAGAATACGCCATATTTTTAACTCCAACATCCCATGATAAATATTTCATATATATTTTATATTAGTTTTATTATTATATGTGTTATCGCAAAATATAAAAAAATTGATTTTATTATATCATATATTTATTATATATTCATATTTATTATATATTCATATTTAATATAAATAAATATTTATAGTCAATATGACTTCTAATTATGATTACCTATTAAATAAATTTAAAAAAGTTTTACATTTTATTGATTATAAAAATTTTAGTATAACACATTGTAATCTAATGTTTATAATAAAAAAAAAATTTTATTTGGAAAATATTAATAATATATGTAAAATACAAGAAAATTTTATTGATAATATTGACTTTTATAATATACAATTTTATAATAATATGACTGTGGATAATCATATTTTATTATATTTTTTAAATAAACAATCACAAACTAATATTATCATTAAAATAATTAATAATGGAATTTTTGATATTTCTGCTTCAAATAGGAATAAACAAAATATTAATTATGTTGATATAGTATCTATATTATATAAATTATTTGAAATTAATTGTATAAATTCTGAATTAATAGAGAATATATCTATAAATTTAATACAAATATATTATAATCTATTTATTGATTTTAATATTATGAATAAAATATTAAATAATAAATTTATAAAAAAAATAGATGATAAATTTATAAAGAAAATAGATGATATATTTATAAAAAAAATAGATGATATATTTATAAAAAAAATAGATGATAAAATAGATGATAAAATAGATAATAAAAAAAATATGAATAATATTTTAATAACTTTAAAAAAATGTAATATATATATATTTAAAACTGGAATATTATTAACATCATCGAATTATAATGATATAATAATTGCATATGATTATATTTCTCTTGTAATTAGTGAATATATATTTGCAATAAATAATAATAAAACAATAAATATAAATGATTTTCTTATGGAAATAGCATTATAAAAATTGAATTTTAATTTATCTATTGCTTAATATATACATATATACATATATACACATATATAATAATATCATATGAATATAAGTAAGACTCTTTTAAAAAATAAGATATTAGATGCATTGATTATTAAAAAATTACCGGATGATGTATTTATATCTACTATGACAATATGTTGTGATCTTGATATAGAATTTAATGTCAATAATATAGCTAAATATATTGAATTAAATCAAAATAATATTATTAGTATTAGTTATGGTAGAAATGATGACCCGTGTACAAATAGATCACTATTTCCAAAAAAACGACAAAAGAAAAAGAAGAAAGCAAAGAGAGTATTTTATAATCAAGTTTCACTTGCTGTGATGGTTGATTCTAAAAAAGATAAACCGATTAATATTAAATTATTTACAAATGGTTCGATACAAATGACAGGTTGTAAATCTGTAGATAATGTTATTGATGTTATATCAAAAATTTTTGATCAATTAAAAGTAGTAAGAGCAATTATAGATAAACAAACAATGACAATCGTTGATAAACCATTTATTAATGATTCCACAAAATTATTTTTAGATTTTGTTGATAATATAACTATTGGTATGATTAATAGTAATTTTAGATATCCTAATAAAATTGATAGAATGAAATTATATAATCTTTTAATTTCAGATTCTATTGAATGCAAATATGATCCAAGTAATCATGCTTGTGTAAATATTAAACATCATTGTATTGATAAAACTATCTCTATATTTGTTTTTGAGAAAGGTCCTATTGTTATAACTGGAGCAAAAAATTGTGATCATATATTGGCTGGATATAATTTTATAAATAAATATCTACTAAGTAATCATAAAAAAATAATTAAATCTTTTGTGAATATTTCTAATATTAATAATCTATTACATGATACTAGTAATGAAAATATAACAGATAATAATGATTTAGATTTAAGTGATGATGAAGAAATAAATAAATTCTTGAGAGGAATAAATTAAAATAAATTAAGTTAATAAATTAAGATTAATTTGTTGTTGATTAAATTCTTGTAATTTTTGTTTAGCTAATTCTAATTTTTGCTGTATTGATAGTTCTGATGATTTCGATGTAGACCATTTTTTATTTGCTTGTGCTGGATGTTTCTCTATGTTAAACCAACATCTAAATTTTTGTTTATCTTTTCCATATTTTTCAGTATAATATAATACATATTTTGGCATATCTTCTTGTTTTAATCCTTCTGGTAATGGTTTTGCATTATATTTACGATTTCTTTTATCTGTATTTTGATTTTGTTGTGATTGTGTTGCAAATCGTAAATTATCTTTTCTATTGTCTAGTTTATCGCGATTAATATGATCTACTGATAATGTTGAATAGGCTTTTATATTATGTTTCTTACAGATTAGTTGATGGAGGTAAACATTAGTACCTATTTTATCTGGATATGATTTTGTTGATATATATCCAATCTTCTCTAAATGCCATGTTGGATAAACATTTTCTTCAGGATTTATAACTTCTTTGTAATCTTCTTTTGAAAAATATGAATATCCATTAGTTTCACAATATATTATGTAAAATTCTCTGTTATTTTCATCTTTAACAAGCCAATGTGGATTTTTTAATGAGCCATAATCACAACCTTGTGAAATAAAATGTCCTGGATGCGATGTTAATATTTGTAATTTATCTTTATTTGGTATATCATAATTTTCTAATGTTTTCCACGCTAACATTATTTTTTCATTTGCTGATGCAAGTGAATCTTGTTTAAATAATATTTGATTGAGTTCTTCTATTTTTAATGGTTTTCCTTTTATTATTACTTTTTTTATTATTTTATCATCATCATTTTGTGATAGATGTTTTATTAGCATTTTACATTTTTCGATATTTTTAATATATTCATCTTTTATTTTCTTTTTTTCTTCTTGTATTTTTCTAAAACTATCTTCTAGTTTTTTTTCTTCTTCAACTAATTTATTATGTTGTTCAATATAATTATTTTTAAAAATCTTTAATTCATCAGATATTTTTTCTATTTTTTTATCATTTGTTAATTTATCTTCTAATTTGTTTGAATCTGATGTATCTTCTGAATCTAAGTTTTCATAATCCATTGATTTTGTATTATTAATTTTATTTTGTTTATTATTTTGTTTGTTATTTATTTGAATTTGAATTTCATCTTCAGAATCACTTGTTGTATCTGATTCTAATTTTATAACAGGTGTTTTCTTAATAACTCTACGTATTTGTCGTTCTGATTTTATTTCTAGAGCATCATCATATATATTTGATGATTTTGAGAATGATTGTTTGGTTGTATGTTCTTTTTGTTTGTTCATTGTATGTATTAATAATAGAAAATAATATCTTAATAATAACACACTATTAAAAATTCAATTTTTTTAATTAATAATTTTAATCAAAAAAATATAATTCTATATATAAATATATTTTTATTGGCAATAATAAACCATCCAAACCAACCACTCTAGTTGGCGTAAGCTAACCCCCCCATACCACTCATGATACGGAATACGTTGTAGGAGAAGGCAAAGATCCATACGTTAGAGCCGACAACTACAGCGTTAGATACAGCTTGGATAGAACGTTCTTGTTGGACATCTGGACCATTGTATGATTGGTAAGCATAAGAGCTGGTCCATGGAGATACATCAGTTGGGTTGAATGGATCAGTCATTTGGAGCCAGAGGAGAGTAGTATCAATACGAGATAAGTTAGCAGTACCAGATGGTTGATGTTGTTCTGGATGAAGACCAAAAGAATATACGTTAACACCATCAGCTGGGGTGTGGGTGTGGTGTTGGTATGGTTGTACGTAATTGAAGTATTCACCTGGTTGTTCATCAAATCTGTCATGACCGTTAAGTTGGATTTTATCAACAGATACAAGGTTACCTTGACCAGCAAGATCGGCACCATAGTTAAATGGTTGATTAACATCTACATCAAGAAGTGTACCTAATGGTGAACGATTATCTACTACACCTGCAACAAAGGTGCCGGTTGGTGTAGAAGCATCAGCAAGATTGAGAGCAGATGATAATACTTGTACATTACCAACACATAAAGTACCATCTGAATTTCTAGTAATTGTCATTTGGACTTCACGGAGTTTTTGGCAAAGATCTACGGTGGAGCTACCAAATACAGTACCTACACATAAATTACCAGTTTGTGCAGCAGATGTACCAGCATAATACCAAATTGGATATGTTGCAGTTGCATTATTAAATGGCTGACTATTTGATGTGTTATCTAAAACTACGGTAAATTGTACACCACCATTTGGATTGGATGTATCAACAGAATTATTTAACATAAAAGAGATTATACCTATTTGATTGGCTGGAATAATTTCTTCTGTAGTACCACTATTTGCATCAACACCGCTTAAATCGACTCTTTGCCAATTTGTAGTTGGTGCTGTTGAACTAACAGCAATCATACTAACAGCAAGATTGACGTTTGCACGAGCAAGAGTAGATGCAGCATCGCCAGTGTTGTAGGTTAAAAATGATGTATTATTATCATTGTATAAGTTAGAATTGATAGCCCAGATAAGTTCTTTGCAAGGATGGTTAAAGTCGAGTTTAATTTTTTGGTTATTGCCAGTTACAGATTCAGTACCACTGAATTGTACTTGTTCAATAAGATATTCGTGACCGACTTGAGCCATACGACGACGTTCTTCTTGATCAAGGTAGATGTAATCTACAAGAATGCTAGCATCTACGATATCAGTAGTGGAACCACCGTTACCGGCAACAATATTTTGTACAGTTTGTGCACTACCTTGAGTATTAAGAAGATATTGACGTTGGGTAAATTCAATATTGAAGCGGACTTCGTGATATTGAAGAGCAATTAATGGAAGAGCAAGACCAGTATTGCGGTTAAACCAGAATTGGAGTGGTACATAAAGAGTGTATTCTGGAAGATTGTTGTCAAGAACTGTGAGTTCTGGAACATCACCAACGAGTTTGTTGTAACCACGTGTTTGTTCTTCAGTGTGGGTAAGTTCGTACCAGAGATCATACCATGTACCCCAGTGTTTATCGACTTGAGAACCACCAACTGTGCATTCAATGTTGTTAATAAGAGCATGACCAACACGTCTGATCCATGCAATAGCACCTTGACGATCATCAACACAGCGACCTACATAATCAGATACATTTTGTACGATAAGTGATGGAAGTGTTACTTTAAGATACATACGACCGGCAAGATCACCATTGCGGAGAACTTGGACGGTGTAACGACCACCAAAACGAGCAGAGTCGAGTGGTTGTTCGATACATTCCATAGAAAAGTTAGTGTGTCTACGGTAGACTACTTTAAAGAAAGTAATTTGTGGATTGCCTGTTAAGTAGACATCTTGAGCGCCATAAGCGACGAGTTGCATTAAACCTCCTCCCATTTTAATATAACTATTATTTAGAAAAAATTATTATTAAAAATATTATTTTTATATTATTTTTATTAAATAAATAATATATTTTAGTATTCATATTTACTTTAGTATTTAATATACATGTTACACGTTTTTTGTGTGAAGTAAAATGTTAATTTTTTTTATGATAAAATAATATTTAAAGATCGTATTATATCAAATATTATTAATGGCATTTAAATACAAACCATGTAAAATGAAATTTTCTCAAGAATGTAAAACTTTAGATGAAATTCATTCAGCAACTATCCAAAAATTCGATGATGTTTCTAGATTAATAACAAAATTACAAAAAAAAATAATTTTTTTAAATAAAAAAATAGATTTATTAAAATCAACTTATAATATTGATAATAATAATGAGGATAATAATAATGAGAATTTTAATAACAACGATATAATTAATATTACAAAAAAAATTAATCAATTAAAATTGGATATTAAAGATTTAGAAAATTCCAATGATGAATTAGATTATTTTGATAAAACAAAAGATATTTTAATACAATATTATGAGAATAAATCAAAAGAAAATTCAAGTGAAGTTCCTGATGAAATAGAATTAAATCTTTCTGATGATATTAATGATGAATCTCAAATTAAATCAGAAATTATAGAAGATACTGAAGAAATGGATGATATTATGGATAGATTTAAAAAATTAAATGAAATATCAAATAAAGAAGCTAAAATAAAAACACAATCAAAAAAACGACGTGTACGAATTATTCCAGAAAAACGTTCTATATTGAGTTTTTTATCAATAGATCCATCAAGTAATTCAAATAATGATTCTATTAAACAAGTAATACATGAAAAAGGAACTTTAAAAGATCAATATTTATGTTTAACTGATTCATCATATGTATGTGATAAAGTTAAAATGTCACCAATTAAACAATGTAAAAATTGTTCAAGTGAATTAACATTAATGCAATCAGAAGGTTATTTTGTTTGTCAAAATTGTAGTCAAGCTGAATATGTAATAATAGAAAGTGAAATACCATCACATAAAGATGCAATGAATGAAAAACCAAAATATCCATATAATCCTATTAATCATTTAATAGAGAAATTAAATCAATTTCAAGCAAAACAAACAACTATAATTCCACCATCTATATATGATATTGTAAGAAACGAAATGAAAAAACGTTTAATTAATGTAGATGATATTACACCAGATGTTATATTAAAAATATTAAAAAAATATAGAAAAGATATGTTTTATGAACATCATTTTTTAATTTTTAGTTATATAACTAATACTCCTCCACCATCTTTATCAAGGGATGAAGAAGAAGATATTAAAAAAATGTTTAAATTAAATGAAAATGCATATAAAATTTATAAACCAGATAATCGTGATAATAATCAAAATTATTCATATGTATTAAATAAATTATTTTTAATTAAAGCAGAATTAGATAATAATCAAAAAATGACTAATAATGCAAAATATTTTAAATTATTAAAATCTCGTGATAAACTTAAAATTCATGATGCTATTTGGAAAAAAATATGTAAATATAATAACTGGCCTTTTCACTCATCATTTTAACTTTTTATATATAGTTAACTTTTTATATATAATAAATTCATTATATATAATAAAACATATTTAAGAATTATTTATTACTAATAAATTATAATGTCAACTGAAGAATCTAAACAAAATGCAAATCAAGTAAATATCGATACAACAGAAACTAATACAATAGAAACTAATACAAATCTTGGTAATTATGAAGAAGATATGACTAAATATACAAAAATCGATAATCTTGATGAAGATGGTGTTGTAGAATCTGGTAAATTTTTTCTTGTATCATTTATTTCACCAGAAGGAGTTATGAATTGTAAAACACGTGGTCTAAAAATTCGTACACATAAAAATCGTGTAGTATTTGCAACACTTGAAGAAGCAAAAGTTGCTGCCGAAGAGATTAATCAAAAAGATAAATATTTTCATGTATTTGTAGGTGAAACAGGAAAATGGATGGGATGGGATCCATCACCAGATGATAGAAATCTTGTGGCAGAAGAACAATGGGCTGATAAAGATCAAAATGAACTTATGCAAGAAATGCGTAATCGTGAAGAAAATAAACTTAAAGAACTTAATGCTCTAGTTGGAAAGAAGAAAGATATGCAAGATAAAGAAAAGAAAAAACACAAGAAACGTGTAGCAACTGCACTTAAAGAAAGTGCAGCAAATGTTAAAGCAAGTAAAGAGGCAAATAGAAATGCGTCTCAAGAACCATCAACAACACAAACACAAACACAAACACAAGAACAAACACAAACACAAGAACAAGAACAACAAAATCCAAATACTGAAACAGATCTTAAACCACAAATGATGACCGAAGAAGAAGCAATTGAAGAACAAAATAATGTTATTAAAACAGCAAAGAAAAAACATGATCCACGCCTTGTGAAAGAAAGACTAAAACAAAAACTCCGTGAAAAAAATAAAAATACTAATCAAGATCCTATGAAACAATTATCAGAAACTACTGTAAAAGATATGGTTAAACAAGAATTAGATCAAACCAATGAAACAAAAAATAAACTTGATGAGAATATTAAGAAATTATCAAGTATTTTACAAAAGGCAAAACAGACTGAAGTTGATAAAAAACAAAACAATGTTTCTGAAACACCAACTGCACCTACACAATAAAAAATAATTTTATAAATTGTTTATTATTTTATAAATTGTTTATTATTTTATAAATTGTTTATTATTTTATAAATTAATATTATAATGATAAATAAAGATATTATTATAATAGTTATATTATTAATAACTGGATTTGTATTTATATATATAGATCTTTATAATAGAATGTCAAATAAATTAAAACCCAAAGAAAAAATTATATATAGATATGTACCACGAATTCCATATGACGAATTACAACAAGAAATATTTCCAACAGATATATTTGAAACAATGTTTAGTCAACCAACTCCATGGATTAATAACTTTGATGATCTTAATGCTAGACAAAGTAAGTTGGTCAATAAATATTATATCTCACAAATTTAGAGCGGTGAGATATAATATTTATTTAGGCAAATTTTATTTTTTTTATAAAATGTTGCTTCAATAAATATTATATTAGTCAGATATAATATTTCTTCAGAAAAAATAATCATATTATTTATTATATTGGATAATGAATGATGTAATAAAAAAATATATAGATGAACAATTAGATATAATTAGAAATTTATACAAAATATATAAATACTAAAAATACAAATACTAAAATTAAAGATTCTGATAATGATAATGATAATGATAATGATATGACATTTGGTTTATTTGATTAAAATTTTCTAAATCCACCATTATTATAACTTTTATTATATGATGCATAATTATCATTATTATTATATCCATTAAAACTATCATTATTAAATTTATGATTCTTCATAAAATTTTGAGTACTTTGTTTTTTCTTATCAATAATATTACCATTTTCATCAACTTCTTCTTTTTCAACACGTATAACACCTCTATTTTTTTTAACATCATTTGTCCATTGTACAAAATCATAATTATTCTGTTTCTTTCTCCAATCTTTATCATAATTACATTCATGAAATTTACGAAATTGTTTCCCTCCAATCATGCATTTTGTGTTTGATAAATTTGGGGCACGATACCAAAATAATCTTTCTAATGGATTAGATGCTTTTCGTCTATTATCAATAACCATTGCACCAAATTCAGCAGTTAATTCATTAAATACTTGTCTAAATGAATCAAAATTTGGAAACATACCTGCATAATGATCAAATAATTTTCTTTGTTCAGAAATAAAATCAGCTTTTAATAAAAATATATAATCAAAATTTGTTCTTAGTTCAGGTGTAATACCTAGAGCAAATTGCATAGTTAATATATACATTATTTGATAATGTCTACCATTAAAAAGTAATTCTAATATAGGTGCATCACGAACCCATGACTTTTTATCACCTAAACAATCATCCATAATAATAAATGTACGTACATCAATATTTATACCTTTACTTTTTTTTGCTTGTTGTTTATCAATCATTTGTGTTTGTCTATCTAATATTTTAGATATAATTATACTTTGATATTGATAATGAATATAAGTATCTGGAAAAAAATCATTATAAAAAGAATTCATACGATCAGTTGGTGCAATAACAATACCACATGGTATTTTATTAAAATGCATCATAATTGCTCTAACTATCCAACTTTTACCTGATCCACGTTTAGCAATCATAATTATCGAAGGATTTTCAACCATATCTTGTAATTTAAATTGTCTAACTGGTAAATTATCTCCTCCACGTATTTGTATATCCATTACACCCATTATATGCGTATATATTATATAAGAAAATAAAAAAATAAAGTAAACTTGGAATAAATTATATTTATTTTAATTGATAAAAACATCAGGTATTTGTGTTTGAGCGAGTGGCATAGTAATACCTCCATTTTGTTTCATTAATATAAATGATCTGGGAGATTCACTAATATCTCTTACTAATTTATATGTTGGTACATTTTGTTGTGGAATATTAATATTGTGATGATGCATATGATTTAATTGTATTTGTTCTGGATTATTAAGTTGATTATTATTATTATTATTATCATTAGAATAATTTAGATATCCATATGATAATAACCACGTTATTGCAAATATAATGCCTGCAACTAATATTTCATTATTATCTGATTTGTTCTTTTTTTTATTTTTTCTTTTATTATTATTTTTTTTCCATACTATATATGAATATGCAATTATAGCAAAAATAAATGCAATAAAAGTAGGATTTTTAATAATATTATCTATTTCCATATATATTATATTTTTATTTTTATTTTATTTTTATTTTATCTTTTATTTATAATTTTAATTTTAATTTTTATTTATAATTTTTATTTTTATAAAGTTTTTAGTTCATTAATAAAGATGTATAATAATTTCGATCATCTATTTTATTTTTTATTATATTTATATTTTCATCATCATTATTTGTTTGTTCTATATTATTTTGTCTAATATTTTGTCTAATATTTTGTCTAATATTTTGTCTAATATTTTGTTTAGTATTTTGTTTAGTATTTCTTCTATTTATGTTTTGACCAAAATTATTTAATTTTTGTTTGTAATCATTATCATTTAAAGAAAGTGATCTTATATTAGCATTATCATCAGGAATATTATCAACGTTATTATCATTATCATTATTATCATTATTATTATCATTATTATGATTATTATCATTATTATCAACGTTATTATCATTATCATTATTATTATCATTATTATTATTATTATTATCATTATTATCAAATATTTCTTGATTACCAGCATTTTGTATTTGGTGATGATCATTATTTACTGATGTTTCTTGTAATAAATTTTCTATATCATTAATATTTTTATTAATATATTCATTATCATCATTTAATTCATTATTTTCATCATCTGAAAGTAATACTTTTTTTTCACCATCATCAAAGAAATTTAAATTATCTTCTGGCTGACGATGTAACATACTTCGAAGTCTTTGTATTTTTTGTTGTTCTGTTTCTTCTGGAACATAATCATTTCTTAAATACTCAGCAATAATATCATTCATTGGTAACATTTCTTTAATTGATATATTGATTGCATTTTCAATAATTTTTATAGATTCTCTTTGATTTTTTTTAAGATCGAGTGATTGAAATCCGTGCCAAAATAATTCAGGACTATCAAAAAATTGTCGCGCACATTCAATATATATTTTATGTATAAATGTTTTAATATCTATTTTTTCATGTAATTTTTCATTAACTAATTTACATTGTTTTCCAGATGCATTATATGTTAATAAAATAATATGACTTTTCATAACTGCACGAATTAATTTTTCAAATATATCAGCATGTTTACTTGAATCTCTAATTCGGATCATTTCTATTTCTATTAAATTTGCATTTAATGTTGGTATATTTTTAAGAAAATGTTGAAATATTTTTAATACTCCTGGATTTTTTGCACGTGGATCAGTTTTTAATAATTCAATACATTCTTTTTCTTTTTCTATTGATTTTTGATACATCGATTTAATACCTTCATATATAAGAGGAGACATAATATACTTTAAAAATTCAGTATATTCATTTTTAATATCAGTTATATTTCTTTCATAGTAATGCATGTGTTATAATAATAATATATATTATATTATTATAAAAAGCTACACATATTTTTAATTTAATAAACTAATTATAATTTAATAAACTAATTATAATTTAATAAACTAATTATAATTTAATAAACTAATTATAATTTAATAAACTAATTATAATTTAATAAACTAATTATAATTTAATAAACAATTAACTATCACATTGATCATATTGTTTGGTGATAGCATTGTGACCTCTTGAACTAATATATTCACGTTGATCTTTAGTCATACATACACAGCCTGAATTATTCCAAGCATTGTTGCACATATAATCATTTGGAACAAAATCACCTTTATGTTTAGCAACATATTCATCTTCTTCTAAACCAAATGGTGGTGGATATTGTGGACCACAGCATGATTTACTACATACGTTATAATTGAGACCACCTGCACCATTGTAACCATCATCAAGTCTATCAACAGCACCATAATTTGGAACAGTTGCATCGCCATTTGCTGGTTCAATCTCACTTGGTAAACCGATAAATTCCGATCCAGAAACTACTGATCCTGTATGTCTATCATAAAGTGTAATACCTGGTGCAACTTCTGGTTGTTTATATTCTTGTGCTCCTAATTTATTATCAGGTTTATTTACAATTACAGCTTGAGATGATTGGATTGGTTTACCTTCAAGATTTTCATAATGAGTAAATAATAAATATGCGACTACAATTAGTACTACTAAACCTACAACTTTTTGTGTTTGAGTTAAATTTTTAAGAAATTCTAACATTATATAATATTATTATAAAAAAAGTTTTTTTATATTTTTTATAATAATATTATCTTTTATCCGCCTGAAAAATATATCAAAAGTTAAATGAATCTTAACTGGCATCAGTGTTAAAACACTGATAGGCTGTTAAGGAATATATAAATAGATTATTTTACACCTTTTAACATTTAAAATGCCGATTTTTCAGTAAAAAAAAATATTAAAAGACTGATTAATGAAAAAAAATAAATAATATGTTAACGATAATATAGATTCATTTATCAATTACTTTAATGCCAATAATATCAATAGTATAAAAAATACTATTTATAAACTGGTAAATAAATGGTATCAATAATCCAATTTTCTTTATTATCATAAATTCTAGGAATAAAATCAATAATTATATTAAATTTATTTACAATATCATTTATTTTATTTATTAATTTTATATCTTGAGCAATTTTACTATAAAATATTTCATTTGTAAATTTATTTCCATATTTTTTTATTCCATATTCTTGTATTTTTCTACTAACATCATTATATTCAAAAAATAACTGATCTTCATCTATTTTAATTTTATCACCCTTTAAATATTTATCTCTTATATTATATAATCCTTCACTTGTAATAACAATTGAACCTGATATTTTTCCATCATTATAATGATCTATAAAATGCAAAATATCACCAATACTTGGTAATTCATATAAAATTCCCTCATTAACTCTACCTCCCGGTTTTGGAGTTGGTGGATGAGTATGAAAAATATATTCATACTCATACATATCTTTTATATTGTTTGGCATAAATATTTCATCATCACCTTTATCTACTCTATTAGTATTACCTAGTACTAATATTTTTTGTAATTTATTAGAAGTAAAATCAAATAATCCAGAATGTTCAGAATATCTAAAAATATTTTTATTTTTTAAATCAGAATATTTTTTACTATATCCACCATGTTCTAATAATGCATCTAAAATTAATAATTGATTTCTATTTATTTTAATAAATTTTTTATCTTTATCTGTTATTATATTTGATTCTAATTTTAATGTTGTATTATATTTTGAAAATAATATAAAATCTATAAATTCTTCTGGCGGTTTTATATTATGTTTTTCAATATAATGCGATAAAATATCTTCCCATATATAATGATTTAATTTATAAGTTCCAAAAGAATATGTGGAAGACATATTATTATGCGTGGAATTATCTATTGATAATTTACTACGGCTTGTATATGAATTATCACATAAAAAACATTTTTTTTTATTTTCAAAATATAAAAATTTATCTGATTTTTTTAATATATTTTCTAATATTTTTATTTTTTTTACAAATTCATCACTATATAACCATTTATTTCCTTCTTTTGCTATTGGAAAATGTTGTTTCTTACTATCTGTTGTTTTATCATCTTTATCGACAAAACTACATATAAATATTAGTTCTTTATTATTTTTAATAATAGTATTCATATATTAAGTATATAAAATTATATTTTTATTATTTCTTTTATTAGATAATAATAACATTTATTATTAGATATTGTTTTAATATATCCAATATTATTAAAATTAAATATTTGTTTATGTATTTGTTTATCAATATCTTCCATTTTATTTATTTTTTTTTTATTAATTATAATATCATTATCAATAATATTTTTTTCTATAATTATCATATCATTTCTATCCAATACAAAATTATTATAAATATCATATACACATAAAATTTTATATTTAACCCAAATTTCTTTTAGATCATTAATTTTTAATGTTATAAAATTTATATTATTTTTATTATAAAAATTAACAACATATTTATTCAATAAATTATATGTAAAATATTTATTACACTTTTTATCATATTCTAAACTCATATAATATAAATTATCATTTAAAAAAATAAATTATATATAATCAATATTATGAATAAAAATATATATTCTGTATTAGAAATAAATTCAGATACTGATATAGATACGGAAGAAGATTCTATAAATTGTGATTATAAAGATAATAATAATAATAATAATAATAATAATGATAATAATGATAATAATAATGATAATAATGATAATAATAGCGATAATGATAATGATAAACAAAATATTATTATAACAAAGAATACTAAAGATGTATATATTCCTACAAAATTAAAAAAAATGCATTGGAATAAATTTAATCAAAATAATTTAAAAATAAAAAAATATAATCAAAAAAAAATGTTATGTCAAAATTATGTTTCTAATTATGAATGCAAATATCAAAATAAATGTTTATATGCGCATGATATAAAAGAACAAAATATTGATCCACATAGAAAAAAAACATTAGAATTATTAGAAAATAATGATGATTTATCATATATTGATTTAAAATCAAATACTAATAATATATTATTAAGAGAATTATTGACTTATACAAAAATGTGTGATATGTGTGTATTAAAAAAATGTACAGGTGGATATAATTGTAAATATGGTTGTTGTGATGAAAAATATTTAATATGTTATGATGATTTATGTTATAATCATTGTGAAAATAATAATTGTAAAAAAATACATTTATCAAAAAGAAAATTAAAACCAATTTATCAAAAAATATCATATGTTATAAATAATGTTATAAATAATAATCAAATTAATATAAATTCTTTAATAAATAATTCATATTCACCAAATTATCTATTATCGTGTTTATTAGATATAAATAATTCTTATAATGATATTGTTGATTACTCTAATATATTAACTAATAATAATGAATCTTCTGATGATGAAAATTGTACTCATTCTATTTTTTCTGATAAATTTAAAAACATATTTATTGATGATTAAAAAGCATAAAAATTGAAACACAAAAAATATAAAAATATAAAAATATAAAAATTGAAACAGAATTTAATAAGTTATTTTATTATTTATTAAATTCTCTTAGAATTTTTTAATTTAAATATTAAATATAAAAATTGAAACATATTTAAATTATATATTGAATTAAAAAATTGAAACATATTTAAATTATATATAACATATAAGGTTTATAAGTAATTATAATGGATATTTATAAATCAAACGATGATTATACATTTTGGAAATTTAAATATTCACCACAAAAAATGGATGATATCGATATTAATAAAAATTATATTTATCAGATTAAAAAATGGTTAGATGATTTTAACAAAAATAAAACTATTAGTAAAAATAAAATAAAAAATAAAAATAATATTGATGTATCTATAGATAATGATTTAGATTTAGATAATGATCTATATGATGATATGAATATTCCAAAAAAAATAAATAATTCATATAATAAAAGTTGTATGTTGATATCTGGTAATCATGGTGTTGGTAAAACAACATTAATAATATCAATTTTAAATTCATTGGGATATATAATTTATAAAATAAATTATATGAAAATTAATAATTTCAAAAATGTTAATGAATTAATTAATAAATCGATTTTTGGAATAGGAATATCTGATAAATTAAATAATGTTAATATTAATAAAAAAATAATTTTAATTGATAATATTGAATGTATTTCATCTAATAATGAAAAATTATTAATTAAAAATCTTACTAAAATTAATGATATTAATTGGTATTTACCAATTATCTTAATATCTAATAATGATCATAATAAATTGATATTTTATGTTAAAAAAATTGCATATGAAATACAAATATATAATCCAAATAAAGAGATTTTAGAAAATATCTTATGTAAAATATGTATACAAGAAAATATAAATTTAGCTGATGAAAAAGTATTAGATAAAATTATTGAACATTCGCATAATGATATAAGATCATTAATTACTATATTACAATCTATAAAGATAATATATGGTGAAAAATATTTTTCACTTTCTAATTTTGATGATTTTATAAAAACATGTAAAATGAAAGATATTGATTATCATATATTTGATGGAGCTCAAAAATTATTTTTTGGATATGATAATATTGATAATGTTATACGATTATTCGAAACTGAAAAAACAGCTATTCCATTAATGATTCAACAACATTATGTAGATCATCTAAAAAATAATGATATTTCACTAACAAATAAAATTTCAAATAGTATAGCATATGGTGATATTATTGAAAATTATGTATATGAAAATAATATTTATGATATAAGAGATATACAAGCTTTTTATGAATGTATTTATCCTTCATATATTTTGACAAATAAATTAAATCCAAAAAAAATAAATTATAATAAATTTAATGGATATTTTACATATCCAAATGATCTAAATAAAACATCAATTCGTCATATTAATTATACTAAAAATATATATCCATCTAATAAAATATTTAAAAATATGAATATTAATGATTTTTTGTATTTAAATAAAATTATTAGAAATATATTGTTTTCACAATCATCTAGTAAATGTAATGAATATTTTGAAAATTACAAATGTCCAATTAATATTTTTGAATCATTATTAAAAATTGATAAAATTAGTGGTAATAAATATATATTAACAACCAAAATAAAGAAAAAAATATTAAGTGAATGTACAAACATAATTAATATTAATAAAGATAATGAAAAAAATAAAAAAAATAAATACATTAAAAAATCAAAAAAACAAAAATAATTTTTTACTATAAAAACGTATTTTTTATTTAAAATATAAAAATAAAAAAAAATTATATAATATATTATATATTATGGATAGTCGCTCAAAGAATTCTAACCAAGGTGAAGAACTCAACTTTGATTTTTACCTCAAACACGATGTTCCTGTTGAACAAGTTAGAGCAATTCTCAAACACAAAAAAATGAATGAAGACAAAATTGAAGAAGTTGTTGCTAAACTTACTGATGCTCGGGACCGTGTAAGAAAATATGCTCGTAAATTTATTGAAAAAATCGATCAACATTATGGTCTTCATGATGTTCCTAGCATCGTTAAAAAAGCAGTAAAATATGCCGAAAAACACGAATTATCTGGAGCTGAAAAAGATGCCATCATTTCTATGGCTCTTAAAGGTGATGTTGATAATACAGTTAATCCTCTTAATCAACTTCGTTACAGTGAAATGTCTAAATTCCTTGGATGGGAACCACGTTCTGGTCAAGTATTAAATATTCAATCAAAAGATTATCAATCCCTTAATGATATTGTTAAACTTTTTGAAACCTCCAGAATTATCCACACTGATATTAAAAATCAACTTTCTCTCTATCGTGATTGTGCTACTGAAGCTGTATTAGGTACTTATGATAGAAGCAAAGCCAATATCTCTATTCATATTCATCCAGTAATTGTAGCTCTCTTTTTACCTAAAATCAGAGCTATTGAAAATCGTATGTTACTCACAAATGTTGGTCGTGTTATAATTTCTCGTGCTATGCCATATATTAATCGTAATATTCCACTTTATGATAACGTAATGGCTGGTGAATTAGAATCTGAATGGCAATTAACCTGTGATATCGTTCAAGATCCAAATAGTTTAGCTTATTTTAGTGATGATTCTCCAATTACTAATATGCATAAACGTTTTAGAATCCAAGTTGAATTATGGAAAAATGTTCTTAATCTTCGTCAAGGTCGTTTCTATTCTCTCGG